GTCGGTGACGGGCATCAGTGTACCCAAACACGAACCCTTATGAGAGAATAGGAACCATGGCTAACCCGCGTAAGACGACTAAGACGTTCAAAATGCACACCGAAGACCTTCACCCGGATGACACAACCAACCGACTGATCCTGCGGGACTGGTTCATCGCCGAACAGAAAGCACAAGGGCTTAGCGACGGTCAGCTCGGCGCCCGCGTCGGCTACGGCGACGGCTGGGTTCGCGGCTTCCGTAAAGGCACCCATTGGACCATGGTCAGCCTCCAGAAACTTGTTCGTGCTCTCGGCTATGAGCTGCGGACGACGCCGGAGATTGCTGGCATGACGTTGGCTCCGTCGGCGTTGAACTGGCACATGTCGGTGATGTTGGCCAGTTCCAGCCCTGAACGCCGGGAGCAGGCGCTGCGTTTCGATCTCGGGGCTGTCGGCGCCCAGCTGCGGGAGTTGATGTTGCTGTCGCAGGCGACGGTGGCGCGGGCACTGAAAACAGAGATCCGCATCGTACGCCAGTTCGAAGAAGGTGATGTTGATGGGTTCCTGCTGGTCCGCGCCCAGCGTTACTTCCGCACCATCGGCTGCCCGTTGACCTTCAGCATCCACAAACCCGACCAGGCACCAGAGCATGCTGCTGTGGAGATGAAGCATCCTAAGCCTGCCCTCAACGCCACGACTGGCGGCAAGCCGATCGTGAACGTGGTGGAAACCGCCGATCGGACGTTGGTGTGGCATGCTGACGACCCACAGCGGGTGATCAACTTCCCGACAGCGGCATGGCTGGAATGGCTCGCCGCCCGCACCGAAACTGCTGCCGATGCGTAAAGGGTCTATCTTCGGCGTCCTCGTTGCCTTAGTGGTGGCCGCCGTGTTGATCATCACCGGTGTGGCCGTCTACCAAGAAATCACTGAACCCGACAAAGGCATCATCTACCAGAAGACCTACCACGCCGCGTACTGGTGGACATCGTGTCATCAAGTCGGCAAAATCACCGTCTGCCAGCCGATGCAGCAGCCCGAATGCTACGAGATCCACTATCGCAGCGGCGGCAACAACGGTGACGCCTGCGTGGCTCCCACCGACTATGACCGTTACCAGATCGGAGGACAGTACCCGTGAGCACTCTGCATCGGCTTGCGCCCGGCCACGTGTGCCGTGAAGACGGCGAAACATGGCCATGCACCACCGAGCAAGCCACCCGCCGCCGGATGCGTCAGCGGGCCACACAGAGGCCTGCAACCGGTCCCATCATCGAGGGAAGCTACCTGCCGCCGGAAATCCTTCTCGGTGGAGCCATCTGCGACGACCCGAACTGCTGCAACAGGGAACCTGGTGATCTGCGATGAACCTCGACGATCAGCAGCTGACCGACGTCAGAGAAATCCTTCAACTCGCCCGCCACGGCGCTATCACCGTCCACTACGAACCGGGCAGCCCATGCCGCGAAAACTCCCGCTTCGTAACCTGTCAGACGCCCGGTTGCGTCGATCGCCGCAACCGGATAGCCCGCGTACGCATCATGTTGACCGGCGAATAGGCGCTGGCCCCCGGATACCCTTCCGGGGGCCAGCTATAGAGTGTTTTGGCGGCACAGGACTTGAACCTGTTACCTACAGTTCCAAAGGACTGTCGCTCTTCCAAATGAGCTAGTCGCCAACTCAAGTGTCCTGCACCCAGTACCGGCATTTAAAGACGACGGTCAATTTCAACGGTATGACGCTCTGCCGCTGAGCTACCAGCCCACGAAGAGGGCTGGGCAGGATTCGAACCTGCGTCTTCATATTCGATAGCCGCCGCCTGGTCGATGCACCAGGCCAGTTTGTTCAGTTATCAGCTTCGAGCAGAAGTCTCAACTTGATCGCCGAACATCTCACCCGGCGTGAATGTTGATCTTCACCTTCAGCTTGTGCTCACCCGCTCACGCGGGGGTCTACAGGCTACTGGACGAAAACGTAATCCAGCAGCGCGGCGCCGATCGACTTATCGACCGCAGCCGTCAAGTTCGCGTACTCGCGGGCCACCTTCACAGCCTCCGCAAGCTTCGTAGCCCGATCCAGCCACGCCTTCACCTTCTCGGCAGGCAGAGCACCAGACAGCTTCACCGTCGTCCACGTACCAGCCGGAACATCCTTGGTGACCTTCTCCACCTGCGCCGGGTGCTTGTCAGTGTGTGGGTACAGGATCACCGGCTCAACGATCTTCTCAGACCGCATCGTGTTCACCGGCACCGACTCCCACACCAGCGACGTCGTACTGTACGACCACTCCTCGGCAGGATCCAGCACCGGCAGCTTGCGGATCAACGTGACCACGTCAAGCAGCTGCTTCTCCAGCCACAGCAGCGTGGTCGCCGGGACGTCGGCGATGAGAACCTGACCGTCCACGATGACGTTGGCCTTCGCGACACAGTTCGTCGCGTCGATGGTCGCGGTGACGTCGATCAGCCGCTCCCACGCCTTCGTCGCCTGCTCCACCACATCCTGGACGCGGACCTGTACCTTCTGCGACTCGCCGGGAAGCTTCGTTCCCTCGTCGTTCAGCGGCTGGTAGGTGCGTCGCTGCCCACCGAACGCGCCACCCTTCTGGATCAGGTGGTATTGGGTGGTGATGGTGGCGTTTGCCTCGTTCGCTGCGCCCTTCTTCACGGCAAGCAGCTGGTTCAGCTTGGTAGCCATTGAGCTTAAATCTCCTCTTCCCTTCGGGAACATGTGGAACTGTAGCAGAGTCTCCGGGGAGATGCAAACGTGGTAACCTGTATCACATGCTTCTCAGCGACAGATCCATCGCCGACCACATGGCCAACGGAGACCTCCGCATCGAACCATGGAAAGGCGAACGCCAACTCCAACCAGCCAGCATCGAAGTCCACCTAGGCTTCAGCATCGACAACTGCGGCTTCGGAGCCATCCACCCAGACGACTATCTACTAACACTGCACCCCAACGAATTCCGGCTCGCCCACACCCTAGAAGTCGTCACCCTACCCGCCGACATCGCCGCCCGTGTAGAAGGCAAATCAAGCCTCGGACGCCTCGGACTCCTCATCCACACCGCAGGCTTCATCGACCCCGGCTTCAGCGGACAAATCACCCTCGAACTCAAAAACCTCAATCACGACCAGTCCCTCACCCTCAGCTACGGGCAACCAGTCGGACAACTAGCCTTCTTCACCATGACCACACCCGCCCACCGGCCCTACGGCCACGAAGAACTAGGCAGCCACTACCAAGGACAACGCGGAACCACACCAAGCTACATGTCTTAAGTGCCAACGCCAGGAATCGAACCCGAATCTTCCGATTTTCAGTCGGACGCTCTCCCATTTGAGCTACGAAGGCTTGGTCGGCCGCAGGCACCCCCATGACTGCGGCCGACGTCTACTACTTGGAACCGTTCAAGATGATGTTACCGCTGGAACCGATGATGATCGTGCACTTGTCGCTGCACGCCTTAATCGCCTCCAACTGCAACTGCGCCAACTGAAGCTTCATCCAAGCATCGTTCTTGTACAGGTCGTTCAGCTTCCCAGCCGCATCGACCTTCCCCTGAGCCTCTGCCACCGTCGCAGCGGCCATCTCAATGGCCTTCTGCTTCGCGTTACGGGCCTCCTGAATACCAGGATCAGCGTAATCGACATCCTTGATCGTGATCTCGATGTCCGGGCAGTCCGGCTTCCGGCGATCATACGACGGGCCACAGAAATAGCTGCCACCCACCAGACGCTTCAGCTCAGCCGTGAACTGGGTGGCGATCTTCGCCTGCGCCTCAACACGAACACCGTTGATGTTACCCACCAACGCGTCCGCGCTGTAACTACGCACCACGTCCTGGATGACCTTCTCCATCACCGGCACGAACGTCTGCACCAGCATGTTACGCCAGCCGTCAGGGTCCTCGGCGTCGTAGCGGCGTCCGATCTTCTCCCAGAAGTCCTTCAACAGGGCGCCGTCCGAACCACAGTACGTGTTCAGGAAGAAGTTCGTGGTCGGCCACACGTTGACCTGAACACCCGACGGCTGATTCTCCTCAGGCTTCGTCGACACCGTGATCGGCTTGTTGCTGTCACCGCCGTCAGCCGCAATGTTCCACGTCCGCAGCGACGTCGGCAGATACACCACCGAGTTGTTCCATTCGGCGTCGCCGGTCTCCCCCGGCTCGATGCACTTGTCGAACTTGTAGCCGTCCGAGTTGCCTTCCAGGTAATACAACCCCACCTGGTCCGGGTCAGCGATCGTCGAACAACCCGACAACGCGACACCGGCAGCCAGCAGCAAAGCCGCGATGACCGCAATCTTCTTCATGTTCACTCAGGCCCCTTCTTAACCTTGAACATCCATTTCACGAACCTGGCTACGATCGCAGCCAGGAGACCAACCCCGACGATTCCCGTCGCTAGGGCCAAGAAGATGAACACGCCCTTCATGCCGACGCCCCCAGCAGATACCGAACGAAGTGGATGTTGCACAGTGCCCATGGTCCGCGTGCAGCCCGCACCATTTCGATGGCCTCACGTGGCGTGTGGCCCATCTCGATCAACGCGAAGCCGACGACAAGCCCGGAACGGTTGTAGCCCGCCTGGCAGCGAACTAGAACCTTATCGCCCAGCTGCGTCATCCCGGCGACCTCAAGGGCGAACAGGCGAACCTTAGCCAGCTCAGCCGCCGACAGCAGACCATCAGGAATCCGGTAATGCTCATGCCATACGCCTGGATCAGGGCCGTTGCCGTCGTTGTCCCAGAAGAACGAGAACACACGATCGAATTCGTCACGAACCAAAACATGCTGATCTTTGTAGCTGGCGCCACGCTTCAGCTGGCCGCCCTGCCACAGACCAGGCATAACCTGATCCCAGCCGTTGACCGGCCACGGGATGCCAACCCCAGTAGACGGCGGAATCAGATCCTCAGGTATGTCGATGTCGGTCATCGCGAGAAAGCCCCCGACCACAGCAGCAACATCACTGCCATGAACACGAGAGAGCCCAACAGAGCGGGCAGGAAATAGCGTGGCATCATGACGGGTTCGCGGCCTTTTCACCTAGGTAAGAGAACCGGACAGCGGCGGCGATCTGCTCGAACGACCAGTCCATCGAATCGTTCGCATTCATAGCCGTAACACCGATTTGTCCATGATCAGAATCAAGGAGCTGGCGCCAGCGGGCCACGACAGGATTCTGGCTATCAAAACCAAGCCACCGGGCCGTCGCCGCATTCATCACGCTACGATTGACCTCATCTGCGTCTGATGAACCATTCCACATGTAGACACGTTCCTGGAACGGGGCATGAATGGCTGTCGGATTATGGAACGTCAACGGGTGACAGCACACCACCACCCTCGGCTCCATCGGAACACCGTCGGCAGCCGCCAGAAGGTTCGCCACCTCCAGGCAGCAAACCTTCTGGCTGCCGTCCTCTTCGATACGGCACAGACGCTGTTTGCCCTGCTGATAGTTGCCTGATTCGAGGGCCTCAACCCACAGGCGCACGCGATCCAAGTTCAAGCTGGGCTGAACCTCGGACTCCAACAGCGGCACCAACTGGTCCAAGAACTCTTGATCAACAGCCATCTACCCTTCCCCCTCTCCGAGAGAACCCCGTGGCCTTAGTGCTAGCTGAGGCCACGGGGAGAACAACTAGACCCAGCCGTTACTTGCCGCCGTGGCCGTTGACAGCCACCAGCGTGCCGTCGCCGTCGACCTCCACGCGGTGCTCACGCAGCGTCGAACCGAAGTGCTTCTTCAACGCCTCGCCCACCGAATCGATGTTCGACGCCAGAGGCGCATCCTCCATCATCTTCACCTGCGTCCGGATACCGTTCGCAGCATCCACCAGATCACTGGTGGTGATGACCTGCGGGACGCCGCCGGAACGGGCAATCGCGTACCGCTGTGCCCGGTCGATGGCTTCCTTCGCGAAAGCCGGAAGCAGGCCGTCGAACCCAGCCGCCACCGCCTTCCAGTCCAGATCCTCCGACCGCAGAAGCTCCGGTACCGTCGCCTCCACCAGCCGACGGACACCGCCAGCATCCAAGCCGCCCAGCTCGATGACAGCGTCGAGACGACCCGGCCGCATCATGCCCCGGTGCAGCTTGTCAGGGTGGTTGGTGGTGAACAGCGCCATCACCTCCACGCCCTTGTTGGTGACACCGTCGAGAACATCCAGCAGATGTGCGACGCCTTCGGTGTGGCTGGTCTTGATGACGTCGATGTCCTCGAACATCACCACAGCCGGTGCGTACACCTGCGCGGTCTTCAACGCCCCGTACAGGTCGTCTTCGGGGCGCACCTGGATGTAGGTGAACCCGTTGGCTTCGGCCTGCTGTGCGGTGAGCATCCCAGCGAGGGTCTTGCCGGTACCGTACGGCCCGTACAGCAGCACCTGCCGCTTGATCGGCAGGCCGGTGGCCCGCAGCGCATCCGTGTACTTGATCGCCGACCAGACGTTGGCGTCGAGCTGACGCATCACCTCGTCGGAGTAGATCACCTTCGACGGGTCGACGGTCTTCGTGTTCAGGAACATCGGCACTTGGGCGGCGGTGATGGCCTTGCCCCGGTAGATCGACGTCTGCTTCAGCTCGTCTTCGATGACCTGGAAGAACGCCTCGATGTGGGACCGGTACTTCTTCGGTGCTTGCACCGAAAGATAGAACACGGGACCCAGTTCGGGGTTCATGGTTCCGTTGAGGGTGAACGTGGCGTCGAGCGGTTTGAACCCGACCCGTCCCCACGGAACCTGCATGGTCTCGTTGTGGCTGATGTTGATCGTCTCGTACTGCGGCGGGTACTGGCCGAAGAAGGTGCGGGTGACCTTGCCGATGCCAGTGGTGCCAAACAGGCGCTTCATGCCCCGGTCGAACGCGGCGGCGCCGTCCCACGGCCGGAACTTGAACTCGCGGCCGTATTCGTAGGTTTCCTCCTGCGCCTCCTGCCAGTCCTCCAGGTAGCTGATGGCGTCTTCGACGCGGCCCTGCATGTTGGCGGGGAGGATGAACTTGGTTCCCTCGAAGACGAGGGCGTCGTCCTGGACCCGCAGGCCGCCGAGCTTGCTGAGGGTGGAGAGGATTTCTTCCTGAAGCTTCTGGTTCTCGGTCTTCTCGGCAGCCTTGGCGCTTACGGCTTCCGCTGTGGCCTTGGCGAGGATTTCTTTGATGCCGTCCATGTTTTTCCCTTCACTGGAGCATCTTGGTTCGTACGGAAGTGTAGCAGACGATGCGGGTATGTCAAAGGGGCCTGTTTCTTGGGAACGGTCAGGCCCCTACCACCGTCAGCCAGCAGCCACGCCATCATCCGGACGCGTGACTGCCCCAAGCCTCTAATCGCCGCGAAGAATCTCCGCAGCCTTACGAATCGTGGCCTCCATGTCGCCAGCCATAACTTCAGGCTGCCGCAACACTTCAAGCGCCTGAGCGATAACCAGCTCAGCCAACGCCTCAGCCCGTTGAAGCAACCTGATTTGCCCGGCCTGCGCCAAGACCACTTCCACCAGGTTCCTCTTCGAGAGGTCCATCAGCTCAGAAGCTGTCAGACCGTGACTCTGATCAATCACGGATCCCATTACTGGTCCTCGTGGTTGGGGCAACCGTGCCAGTGCTTCTCGATTATCGCCCAGTTCACGCCATGATCCGGCCGCTGCCAGTCATATAGACCATCCTCAGGAAAACCGAAATCTTCCTCCGGATACTTGGCCCTAGCCTCAGCCAGATCCCGTTCATCCCAGGCCAGCATCCAGCCGGTCACAGCCTCATCCTCATGATCACGCAGGCTGGCCAACGCATGACATGGCGCACAGCAGATCGGGCAGCAGCCCTCGCACTCCTCACCGTCAACATGATCACAACTGAGAATATGATCATTGATGATCCCGGCCATCAACTGCACCAACGCATGACCAATACCACTACTTGTTGCATCCATGAGACCCTAGCGAGAATCGAACTCGCGTACCAGGATTTGCAATCCTGTGCCTCAACCTCTCGGCCATAGGGTCCTTGCGGAGGGCAAAGGGATTGAACCTCTGTGCGGTCACCCGCAGCCATGGCTTAGCAAGCCAGCCCATTACCACTCTGGCAGCCCTCCAACACTTACGCGGAGGGTGAAGGAGTCGAACCCTCAGCTTTCACACTGGCACGGTTTTCAAGACCGCTTCCCGACCAACCGGGGCCACCCTCCATATTCAATTGGGGTGACTGCCCGGATTCGAACCGGGACCTCCGCAGTCACAGTGCGGCGCTCTGCCATTGAGCTACAACCACCAAGTATGCGAATCATCCCTATCGCATGTTTCAGGCCCACCCGTACCGCGCCTGATTCTTACTGCCCGAGCTTAGAGGTGACAGATCATGTCTCGGTGTAGGTTCCGCCTAGGGTACTCCCTGCTAGTGTCACTGCTTTCCTTACGTGGGCGTAGATGGAATCGAACCACCCATACCGAAGTAACCGGTTTACAGCCGGTCTGAGGACCACCCTCAATACGCCCAAGCATTCAATTATCGCGGGCTTCAAGCCTGCCTTCGCGCCGCTCACGGCGCCGCATCTGCCGCTTAATACCCGACGTGACGCCCGGTCGCTGTAGATAAGTCAAATACCGTCGCCAACTAGTGACAGTATCCACCTCAGCCGCTGTTTTGCTCTGCCTTTTCATGTAACGCCAGCGGGACTCGAACCCGCAACCTCCTGATTGAGAATCAGGTGAGCTAACCAATTGCTCCATGGCGTCAAGCCCTGCTACCCCTGACCAGAATACTGGCAGTATTCACAGTTTTTTGCGTGCCGACGGTTCGCCTCATCCGCCGCCAAACGAATCAGCATTCCCTTAATCTGACCCGGCGCAATTTCACGCAGACTGGCAACGAACTGCTGCGACGCTTCCATTTTTTCTTCAGGAGGCAAATGGAATGCGACTAGAATGGCTTCAACAATCGCATCGATACCAGCATCGATCAAAGTTGACATGAACTGCATTTCCAGCTCATGCTTGTCTTCCTCGCTGATGTTCATCTCAATCCCCACGTGACCTCGACGGGGTTCGAACCCGTAACCGCCAGAGTGAAAGTCTGGAGAGCTAACCAATTGCTCCACGAGGCCATATTCGATTTACTCGGTCTTACAGTTACAGCATTTCTTGCAAATATCGCAGTCGTCTTTGTCGTGGGCGATATTGACGAGGTCGCCTGCCATGGAAATCATGAGACCAATGACGAGAAGCGGGGGCATCTCTTTAATCTTCATGATCATTTCTTCGGCGGCGTTCTCCCGAACAGCATCATCCTTAATATGAGTGATCAAATCGAACGTCGCCAGAATATTCATCGCCACCTCTTCAGTGGTAGCGATCTTAAACATCACATCCAACTCTTCGCCGTCCGCAACACTCAACCCAAGGCTGCCGAAATCCATCAAACTCCCCTTCCCCTTCTACGTGCCCCCGGCAGGATTCGAACCTGCGACCCGCTGATTAAAAGTCAGCTGCTGCTAACCACTGAGCTACGAAGGCATAACGCTGACATGGCTGGATTCGAACCAGCATCCCCCGGATTAACAGTCCAGTGCTCTACCAATTAAGCTACACGCCAATGGTGGACCCCCCAGGATTCAATCCCTACCAGTACCATGGTGTTGGCCGGGGAGCCCATGACCTAGCCACCGCGAATGGCCAAGTGGTACACCGCTCCGGGGCAGGGAATCGAACCCCAATCACCTGAACCAAGGTCAGGCATCCTACCCATTTAGACGAACCCGGAAAGCGCTCCGAGACAGAGATTCGAACTCCAATTAGCTGATTCAGAATCAGCCGTCTTGCCATTAGACGATCTCGGAATAGTATTCAATTAAGAATCGAGCCCGGAAGCGGAATTGAACCGCTATCGACTGCATGGCAAGCAGCCGTGTTGCCGTTACACCACCCGGACAATGGGCCGGTACCGCTGCCCCTCAACCATTCCCTCAAATAGTTAAAACGGTACCGGCCTCGCCCGGACTAGAGGAATCGAACCCCTGTCTGCCGCTTTGGAGACGGCCGTGTTACCACTACACCAAGCCCGAAAGAAATCACATCGCCGAATTGAAAGCCGCCACATCGTAGGGTTCCACCGACTTATCGCCATCTACGATGCGGTTGACAATCGCCAACACCTGTTCGTCAGAAAGATTCTCCAACGAAACCTCGCCCACCTCATCCAACGTTCGGCTGACATCGGTTGCCGTCATGGACAGTTACCTCCTAGTAGGCGCCGAGCCGGTTCCAAGCGATAGCCAGCTCCCGGTACGCGGCAGCCTGATCATGAAGACCAGCATCCACCGCAGCCTCAGCCTTCGTCAACAGTCGCTTTCCGGCTTCGATGATGGTACCGGCCTGGGCTGCTTGAAGCTGCTTGATGACCCGCCACGGATCAGCAGCGTCAGTAGACGTTTCCGCCGCAATCGCCGCCTCCGCTTCCCGTAGATCGTCGTCGATGTCACGCGGCACCTCGGTCATCTCCCGAGCCTCCCCTTCACTGAGCAGCCTGAAACTGCCATCAGGATATTGCATTCTCACGTGGACCCACGAGGACTCGAACCCCGCACCCCCGGTGTGCAAAACCGGCGCTCTACCAGATGAGCTATGAGCCCCTGTTAGATTAACTGTCTCGCGGCACTAGCATCACAACAAGATCATGACCCAAAGCGTCCGCGATACGTTCAAGCGTATCCAGGCGAGGCAACGGCTTTCCGCGCTCCCAATCCGAAATCGCCGTGAAATGGCCACCAATCAATTCGGCCATTGCCTCCTGCGACAAGCCACGAAAATGACGTGCTTTACGGATTTCAGCGCCAACATCCATCACAATCCGTCTTCTGCTACAGGTCGAACTCGCCGCCCTTAACGGCGGCAACGAACACCGACCATTCCTTCTCCGTGAAGATCAGCTTCCCGCCGTCAGGATTCTTCGAATCCCGAACCGCAACCATTCCGCCGCCCAACGGCATCGCCTCAACGCAGGCACCCTGATTACTCGACTCAGCCGCCTTCGTCCACACACCAGCCTTCACTGCATCCTCCTTCGAGAAGAGCCCCACGCCGGAATCGAACCGGCATACCCTGATTGGAAATCAAGTGCTCTGCCATTGAGCTAGTAAGGCATTCACTGCGCGCCCCATGCCGGGATCGAACCGGCGACCTCCTGATCGACAATCAGGTGCTCTCCCATTGAGCTAATGGAGCCCAGTACCCCAAGCCAGTCGTGAGCTGACATCTCCCTGTTTATCAGACAGGGGCTTTAACATTAAGCTATCGGGGCTTGAACCGTCACGCAGCTTACCAAAGGACTCCCATCCTCATAGCGGTTCGCTTAGATTAGGTGGATCTTTAACGTGACGGGTTGTGCGTATTCATGAAGCAACCCGAACCGGGTCGAGCCTTCACCAGGAATTGAACCCGGAACCGTCCGCTTACAAGGCGGATGCTCTACCAAATTGAGCTATGAAGGCGTATGCAGTTGTGTTGCGTGCCCCCGGCAGGAGTCGAACCTGCGCGCATCCCGCTAAGAACGGGCAGCTCTGGCCTCTGAGCTACGAAGGCGTAACGGGAAGGCGCCGGACATTGGCATGCCCCAGGGGCTCCGGTCTCTTCCGTGATCACTTTCTATCCCACAGCCACCACAGCAGTGGGCCTTCCCGCACCCCTGACAGGATTCGAACCTGCCACCCCCTCATCCGTAGTGAGGTGCTCTAATCCGCTGAGCTACAGAGGCTTGCGTACCCCACCTGCGAGTCGAACGCAGACACACCAGATCTTGAATCCGGCCGCTTTGCCTTTTTGCGTAGTGGGGCTTAATACCGCCACGCAGCTCACCGAGGGCCGTTAATCCCCATAGTGGTTTGCTTCAGCGTGGGATGCTTGAACGTGGCGGGTTGTGCTGGTCTCCCGTGGACTTTCGTCCGTAGCGTCGCAGGGACTTGAACCCCGAACCCGCACTTTGTAAGAGTGCTGCTCTCCCAATTGAGCTACAACGCCAAGTGTTGCGTAGCCCCCGAGCGATTCGAACGCTCAATCACCAGTACCTAAAGCTGGCGGCTTTGCCATTTTGCCTAGGGAGCCAAGGCGCACAGAGGCTGGACCAACGCACCCTAAACTCGATAAGGGATAGGTGTGTGTTGCTCTGTGCGCTTCGTGGCGGGAGTGGGATTTGAACCCACAACTTCCAGATTATGAGCCTGGCGTGCTACCGAGTTGCACCATCCCGCTAAGTTTGGTGGCGTCCTACCACTAGACCAGATCGAGTTTTACCTCGACCCCAGGGATTCGAACCCTGGCCCTCCCCCGTCGGGAACGTAGGCGTCGAACCTACCAGTGTCCTGCTCCCAAAGCAGGCGGCCCACCCCGAGCCCTGTTCCCGTTGGAGCCAGGGCTTGGAAGTTTGGGCTGTCCGCCCTGGCGATGACTACGTTAAACGACTGCCACCAACACTGTCAAGTCTTTAGGGAAGATGCGGTTTCATCAGGGTGTCTGTTGACATGTGAGGTGGGGTCTGGCTACACTCAACCCCACGAAGGAGGCAGTCATGTCGCTCAAGATCGCAGCGGCTCTACTCGTCGCCGCAGCAGCCATCAAAATCACACAGAAGGTTCAGCAGTACCGCAAACGCCGCCAGCCCGGACGCCACCAGTGGCAAGACGGAGACATCGTCATGCTCATGGTCCGCAACGCCGAAAAAACCCTCATCTGGGGACACAAACCCCTCGAATACGGGTACCTCGGAGCCGCCGCATGAAACTCGCTGAAGCCCAACTGAAAATCGCCGACCTCGAACGCCGCATCGCCGGATACGAGATCGCACTACGACAACTGCGACTCGACGTCGACTACGCCGTCAGCCTCGCCAGCCCCACCAACGGCAGCCTGAACCAGCTCCGGGCAGAACGCCACCGCGACCGCGAAAAAGCAATGCGAGGCATACGCCAATAGCCATGAAAACGATCAACGGCACCGTCGAGCCGATCACATGCAGCCACTGCCACGCCACCACAGAACAGTCCGTAGACCGGGCACGGCAGGCAGGGTGGCGTATCGGCTGGCATCCAGGCCACCCCACATGGTGCCCGGACTGCTTCGGTGCCAGCGTTCGACGCGCCCGGCATCGAGAAGAACAACACAACCACGACATGGATCCGCTATGGGGAGAAGACGATGCGTGAAATCATTCAGCTGGACAGCCGAGGCCGCGCAGCGCTCGGAAAATGGGCAGGCGACACAACGATCTTCATCATCGACGTCGCCGACGACGGAGTCATCACCCTGACCCCAGCCATCGTCATGCCGATCCTTGAGCGCAAACCAGCCACTGTCACCCCCATCAAGCCACCGAAAGTGCCCTGGCAAACCAAAGCCAACCTGGCTGCCTAAAAGTTGAAGTTTCAATAGTTGAAGGAAGAGGCATATGACATCTATAACTGTCGAAGTCGACAGCAAAAAGCTTGTTGAGCTGGGAATGTACGAAGACCGCTGGAACGCTTTGGAACAGATGCGCCGCGACCTGGACACCCTCAAAGCCGCCATCGACCGTGCCGAAGCGTTCTTTTCCCAGCTCATGCAAGACGCGAACGCCAACGGGCTGAAAATCCACGGCGTCCAAAAAGTCAACTACCAGAAGAACGCTACCTTCGCCGCCAAACAGTTCGCTGAAGAAAACCCGGACCTGGCGAAGAAATACCAAACCGTCAAAACGGTTCTCGACGTTGAACGGCTGCGAGAAGACCTGCCGCAGATCGTCGCCCAATACCGGGGCTACAGCTTCAAATACGTCACCCCGAAGAAGACACGTTGAGCCGGTCAAAAGCTAAAGGAACCGCCGCCGAAACTGCTGTTGTCGCCGCGTTGCAGAACCTCGGCTGGCCGACAGCAGAACGCCGGGCGTTGAGCGGCAACCTAGACAAAGGCGACATCAGCGGGATACCAGGCGTCTGCTTCGAGGTGAAAGACGCCAGGACATGGCAGACATCAGGGTGGATGCTGGAAACCGAAATCGAACGCGTCAACGCAGGCGCTGATTACGGCATTCTGGTGATCAAACTGCCTCGGGTCGGGTATCCGAACGCCGATAAATGGTTGACGGTGATGGAAAATGACGCCGCGTTTCGTCTTCTGCGCGGCAACCGGTTCTTTCTGCCCCACCTGCGGCTGGTGACGATGAAAGCTGTTGGTATCCACAAGGGTGTGGATGAGCTTGTGGAACGTGAACGGCATTGCGGCTCAACACCGGTGATGGTGAAGGTGAAACGCCACGGCACCGACGGCTACTACAACCTTATGCGGCTGGACGCGAGATGTCGTCTACTGGCTGATGCTGGATATGGCGGGTATGGCATCATGGATGCGAATACAACAAGCACCATGAAGGAGCACCCTGATGGCAACAGAAGCATTCGAACTTGACCGGCCCACCTACAGCCCCCGCCAAGTCTGCGAACTGTACAGCCGCTACGTCCGCAAAGTCAGCTACCCAACCGTCCTGGAATGGATCCAGGTCTACGAGGTCACCAAAGGCAAAGAAGGCGTCAAAGCTGGCCAGTCGCCACGCAGCCGCCGCTATGTGATCACTGCTGAAGAGGTAGAGCGGATCCTACTTCAAGCAGGAGCAACCAAGAAGGGAAGCTAATGGCAGAGAACCGGGGCGGCGTAGCGAAACGGGACCGTCTCATAGCAGTCATCGTTCTGTTTGGGCTCATCCTTGCCCCGACAGTTTGCTGCATCGGCGGGTTCATTGCTGGGAGGCTCAGTGTCTGAGGCCGGACCATTTGACCAGGAAACATTGAACCTGATCAAACCGCAGGACAAGACGCGCCTCGAATCAGGGCAAACGCTGCATCATCACACGAAAGCCGAATGCAGCGGCGAATGCTGCCTACATGGCAGCAGCCCCTACGATTCCTGCAAAGGGTGGCGGTCATGGCGCAGTGACCGGCAAATCCTGGAACACCGCTGCCCGTGCGGTGTCGCGCATCCATGTGCTGCTGGGCTTGCTGAAGCTCTGCGACGTGGCCACAACGACAGCGGTGTCCACGGCTGCTGCGGTGTCACCGGGCATTGTGGGGCGGCTTTCATCGAAGTCAACTCGGAGTTGACCGAAGATCCCGAGGATGATCCACAGGATCTGGCGATAGAGTTTCTGCTGGAACGCACCGAGAACGTTGAAAAAGACTTCGACAACGCAGCGAAGCTGTTCGACTACCACGACCGGCGGCTGGGGCGGCTGGAGAAGTTCATCCTCTTCCTTGCCGGGTTCACAGTCATCTGGACGGTATGGGACATTATCTCTGACAGCCTGAAATAGCAGAAAGAAACCAGCAGCCCCAGCCGGAGGAAGAATACGGCTGGGGCTGCTGGTCATCCTGACACTATGCCGCCCCCTGCAAGCCCGTCCATCGTAGCACCATCCGCCAGCATCTGACGTAGCTCTGCTGTAGCGAATGTTCCCGGCGGCGTACGCCCCTCGGTGAGGGTTTTGTTGCGGCCGGTCGGCAGCACCGTTTGCTGCAACAGCATGATCCGGTTCGGTGTGACACCAGCCCGATGGAAGACAGCCCGGATCGGCGCCACGATACGCCGGGTGATCGCAGACCGGTCATGGCCACGAGAACGCAGCCGCACGGTGCCTTCAACGGCGCCGTCAGACGGCCGCTCGATGGTGAACCCACTGAAGTTGCGGTTCAGTGCTACAGCGCGTTCTGCGGCGGCTTGTAGTTCATCCCAGCGGTCTGTGCCGGTGACACGGTACACAAACTCGACTTCCATGCCACACATGTTACACTAGGAGCATGCTACCGGAAGAAGCAGCATCAATCAGCGAACAACCGCCAGAGGTAACCGCCACCTTCGGCACTACACAACCAGTAACATACTTCTACAGCAGCAGCCGTGTCGGTGCCGACTGCGGAGAAGACTGCGGCCAAACACCCCTAGAACACCAAGGCGAAAGCCTTGACGGTGTCATGGGCTGGGAAGAACCGGCGGTCGACTGATGGCCAAACTAGCCGCACCACTACGCCGCCTACGCGACGACAACCTCAGCGTCAAATGGCCCGAACGTCCACGTGCCCTTGACGGCTGGATCGGCGACGCAGCCCACCAGCAGCGCCTATCAGACCACAACCCGAACCAGCGCGGCACCGTAGACGCCCTAGACGTCGACAGCGGGCAAACCGGTGACACCCCAATTCACGTGCCGACCGTCATCGCCTCCATGATCTGCCACCCATCGACACATTATGTGATCCATCGACGCCGGATCATGTCATCCAGCACCAAATTCATGCCACACGTGTACACGGGCGATAATCCTCACGACAAACACATCCACAACAGCATCTTCCAAACCACTCGCGCCGAAAGCAGCACGACTGCCTACAAATTCATCCTCAAACCGATGGACTGGCCGCTGCTCACAGCTGGAATGAACAGCGTAAAAGTCGGCGAACTACAGGCATATTTGATCGGATGGGGTTACGCCGTAGCCAAAGACAACGACTTCGGGCCGAAAACCGTTGCCGCCGTTAAAGCATTCCAAAACGCACACGGCCTAAACGCCGACGGCAAAGTAGGCGCGAAAACCAAAGCCAAACTGCGGCCGTTCCATTAGGAGCTGAAACTTGTCCCGAACCATGTGGGGAAACGACTCCAAACACGTCTATCGTGCTGTCGTCACCATCAGCTACCCAGCCGGATACAAGGTCTACGGGTACGCGGTAGCGCACGAAGAGATGCGGGCAACCGAATACCTCGGACCCTACATGTCTAAAGGACAAGCAAAAGCAGCCATGACACGGTTCAAGAAAGAACACCGATCGTGGCGGTTCAATCGTGACGACAGTCCGCAGCCGAAAATCGACTATCGCATCGAGGCTGCGGAACTGAACTGGTTCACTGTTGTATGGCCGGAAACGTTTAACGTTTGAAGTTGAAGAAGGCCAGAACTAGCGCCAGGGCGGCAGAGGCGAAGGTGCCGATAGCGACACCACGGTTCTGCCGCTTGTCGTCTTCGAGGGATTTGATTTTGCCTTCCAGTTCGGATAGGCGCTGGTTGATGGTGGCGTATTGGGCGGCGATTTCAGCGCGTAGTGTGGCTTGTTCGGCGCGGTAAACGTCGGCTCGGATCATGCTGCCGACGGCTGAGCGGAATTCCTCGCGGAAGTCCTTCATGGTGCGCACGATTTCCGCTAGAGAGATGGCTTCTTCCGGCGTCGGCATAGTCATGATCCAATCCTAGCTAACGCCAATCACTAAGATCAACTCGGTGGAAAACGCGCATTTAAGTCACCTACCACAATTCGCGGAACAATCCATCACGCTTCACGCCACAACCGCTGCTTCACCAACCGCAGCAAAGGCGCTGTCACAGTCGAAGCATTCTGAGCCGCCTGAAGCTGCAAGTTCCCAGCCGTACCACCCATGATGATCTCACCCTTGATGACCGCCAGAGTCGGTGACGTGGTACCAGCAAGACCCATCGGCTGCGGATCAGCAGACGTCGTACGGACGCTGGCATCGATGCTAGTCAAGGTAGTGGCGTTCTGGTTGATGGCACCCCACAACACGGTCGCGCCAGCCGGGAACGTGTACGCGAACTTGATGTCCGACGCCGTATCGCCAGACATGTAAATCTCACACTCCCAATAGAAACGCCCAGCAGTCGGAAGCGTCGCAACAATATTCGGAACGTTCTGCAATGCGGTCGAAGAAGCCGCCAGCGTCAAGTTCGACTGCCGGGTGTAAGAGAAAAAGCTGCGCGAATACTGAGAGATCCAGTTCGCGCCATCGAAAATCTCCTGCCGATCTACATCCGCCAACGCCGATAGTTCGTTTTCATTCGGTGCCGGGTTACGGGCAGTCCGGTCAGCGATAGACGTATACCGCTGCGCCAGCCGGTTCTCCATCACGCTGTCCCATGATGTTTGAGCACCAGGCAGGTTCGCGGGGTCAGTACCAACCTGGGTGATGATTCCTTGGTTCGGTGTTAGGCCAGTCATGGCTATTCCTTAAGCGGCGTAGAGGAACGAGACGTCGAATCGGCCACCAGCGCCGCCAGCAGCAGCCAAAGAGCCAGTACCGGTCCAGAGGTAACTGATCGTAATAACATCCCCGGCAGCAAAACTCAAAGCTGCCGAATAAGATCCACCATTAACGAAGATATCCGTTGGATTACTGCCACGAAAACGCTTCCCAAGCTGGTACACGGCATTCTTGAACACTGATGCCCTCTGACTCGTCAAAGTCAAAGACGACTGCGGGTTAAAACATGTCACCGACACATGATGAATGCCAGGGCGGATGATTGTCACCGTACCAGCGGCAGCATTAACTGTCATGCCGGTAGTAGATAGCGAAGAAGCCGAGAAGATGCTCGTTGTTTCGACGCCGACAGCTGGGTTCGCAAGAGACCAGTTCCCGGCAGCATAAGGACGGTGAGTTGCGAAAGTAGCGGCAGCATCAACCGTTACTAGGGCAGCCTCGGTATCCATTGCCAGCATCTGGAAATCGGCCAGCGAAACCGATGTCCCCTCGCAGGGATAGTCGATACTGAAATTAGGGGTTGTAGGCATTAGGCGCTTCCAATCTCAATTCCGGTACCGACATAAGTGATCCAGAACAAGGCGCCCGGCTGTGATGTGACTTGGCTGGCAAGGTTTGCGTGAGACCAGCGCGCCACAGGCAGAATAGTCGTGCCAGCCGTAGCGTAGAAAGAGCCGCCAGAGGCAATCAGAAATTCTCCACCAGCCACACTATTTTCAACAGTTCGCCACCGGATTTCGTCTAGCCGCACCGCTGTTGCGCCTGAAAGCGAATATACGGAAGCGAAGATTTCGCGGCGAGAGAAAGCTGTAGCAGCACCCGCAAGAGTCAGGTTCAGATAGTTTCCATACTCATACCAGCCGGTGGTGGTCGCCTGAACCGTGGCAACACTGCCAATGAGCGGGGTCAAGATGGAGACAATAGGGAAACCACGAGATGCTGTGACAGACCAAGCGCCCTGCGCAAACTGTTGTTCACCACCCGACGAAACTGTGCTTCCGGCGGTAGTGGTAAAGAATGCGTAAGGATAGCTGTTGATTGTATTAAACGAATTGTTAATTGACGTCAACGATGCATCAGTTGCCAATGCATCGGTTTGCATGGCCAGCGCAATAGCTGCATAGTCTTCATCGTCAAGGCACACGAGGCCGTGATCCGTGTATGTGCTCATGGCAGATCCGCCAACCAGTAGACAGTGAGACGTGCGCTGTTGATGGTGGTGACCACTGATGCTGGTACAGTGACATACAGCAGCAGATCATCTGTAGTTGTATCTGACGGAGATGTCGTCGAGTAGCGAACCGTATATGTCCCATTCATAGGAACCGGGACACTGGCGTCACTCAAATAATTGTCATACGGCCCGATATTTGTGTTAGACAAGCTCCCAACCGAGGCATTGATAGTAATTGCCACCGGGAACGATGCGGCAACGAGTTGGAAGTTCACAACATATCGACCGAATGCTGGCATCGTTATCCCGAATGGATTCGAAGCCAGGTCAACCATGTTATCCGTGTCGACATCCACAGTGTCGAAAGGGATAGAGATCGTTGTGCCGCCGCCGCCGGTATTGTCGAAAGAAAACGGAGCCGTCAATCTGACCTGCGCCATTGGCGTTGTGTCGATAGTGCGGTCCACAATCGCATCGAAACGGTCAAGGTTCGATTCGACAGAGTCAGCAAAAGCACACAAAGTGTCGTTGATGTCGCAAGGCCGGTCAGCGCCGACCGCGTATTCCAAACCATAAACCGGTGTGCATGTGCTCATTGCGTCATCACCTGTGCCTGCCAATGAACCGGAAAGTTGGTCCACGTATTAGCCAGTGCCGCGCTGACAAGGATCGTGAACCCTAAAGTGGTGACGCTGGTGACGCGGACAAACCACAAGTTCGCGTTACCGCTGCCGCTGGCAATCGTTGCAACAACTGACGGGGTGGATTGGAACGGTACGGAAAACACGACCGCCAAAGTGGCGGAGGTCTGGGCCGTGAAAGAGAGCAAAGCTTGACCGGCTTGCATCAACGGGTATTGAGCAACAGATCCCGCTGAGACGGCCCCCAACATCAGCCATGTCTGGTCTTGACGCAGCAACGCCACAGTGTCACCGACCTGAAGCGGGATAGGCCGTGAATCATCGAGCAGTCCAGGGTTGTTGACAATGCCGCCGCGCACGTTGACGGTCAGCGGATTCAGCGTGGCGATAGTGCCGATAACCAGACCATTGTCTGACGGCATTGCCTGGGCGATTTTCTGCGGCAGGCTCATTCCAGCGCCCCAATCACCTGCGCGTGAGCCTGAACCGTCATCATATCCCCAACAGTAAGCGGCAACGAGTAACTTGACACTACTTGAATGATACCGGTACGGCCATACGCATCAATCGACACTACGTCGCCCAACTCCAAGCTGGCGTCAGGCGGCTGTGTCCACGTCCACGTCTCCTGCAACGCGACACTGCGCTGCAACCAAGCATTCGCGGCCGTCTGCGCAGAGCCTTGCGTTTGTGGTGTTTGCAGCGGCACGAGTCGATGCCGACGGCCGAAAGGCCCGTTGACATAGGTCGGCGAAGCAGGGTTATTGTCTTCAGCCAACGCATAAACTGGTGTGGTGCCGTCAGCTCGTTCGCCGCTGACGGTGATCGAATTCCACACGTTTTCGCGGTCACGGAACGGTTCTCCGATAAGCACCCCACCTGTGCCATCTGACAGCGTCACCACGGGGCTGGCGGGTACCGTCCAGGGGTATTTGCGCAACACGAAACTTCCATCAGCCAGCGTGTACCAGAACGCGCCGACCGATGTCGCGATCTCATCCAACGCTGAAGCACGATCCGACTCCCACGTCAACTGCGGCATCGTCTGCGGAAACGTATCCGAAGCCCCGAACACGACATCATCCAATGCATCCGACACCAGGCGAATGAACTGGGCGTTGACGGTAGCGCCGACCGTTGAATTCGTCGGGAACTGGAACCCGAACTCAGCCACCTCATAAGCGCGGTCAGCTGCCGGAACCATCACCGAACCATCAGCCAACAACGCTGGACGTTGAATCTTCCCAGTGAAACACGTCCACTTATATGTGGCCCCGTTAGCGAATTCGATGCCACGTTCGGCACGCAAACGGTTCCCGTACGGTGCTAGCAAATCCCCCGGATCTGCCGGATACAAATCGAACGGGACAATGATCTGCAACGTCCGCGCCACCCGCGACTGCAACGTGGCAGTCACATACGAACCCCGACCGATCGTCAGGCCGCCTGTCTCAGTGGACACAAACTGTGGCGGGATTTCCAATTCGACGCCAGCATCATCGAGGACAACAACTTTCACCCACGCCCGATGCGGCCGGGAAAGAGCCTCCCGATATAGGCCGTCGGTTCCACCGGCAAGCATTAGTCACCGTCCAGAACATCGTTCCAGTCTGGTTCGTTCACCAGAAGTGTGTTCCAGTTAGCGTTCTGTGCGTTGATCAAGTTCCAGGTGGCTAGGCCGGAAGGTGTAGTTGAAGCATCACCGCGCAGCAGATCCGCATACGTCAAGCCAGCTGCGATCAACGCATTCCAGGTTGGGTAAACGTCGCAGAGGTCTTCGAAACGGGCGCCACAAACACCCAAAGTCGGACCGACTGGGGCTTGTTCCTCCTGGAACGGCAACGCCATGAAACGCGGCTGGATTGTCAAATCAGCAAGCTGCGGGGATACGGGAACATCACCGATAGCCATATATTTGTCGGTGATCCCATAGTTTGCCGGGCCGCGCCAGAACAGGACATCTCCTGGCGACAGCAGATCCAGCAATGCGTCGCGGGCAACAAAGCTGGTGGCAACAATGTCTAGTTCACCGGTCGGTGCCATCCGGGTACGGCTGATTGTGATCGGATATTTCGAGTTGACGGGTAGAATGCTGCCCGAATTCGAGGCATAGTTCTCGGGTGTCATCCCGGCGAAGAACAGGCCGCCGGTGGCACCACATGCAACACCGTCAGCGCATAGACAGATTTTGACGTCGTTGCATGGGCGTACTGGGTCGCCGAGACGGAAACAGCCGTCGCATTCGATGGTGACTGCTTCGGTGCAGACTTGAACGTCTACAGGCGATGCGCAGACGTCGACAACGCTGAAGTTGTCGAACTGGAAGTTGACGGTGCCATTGGTGTTTCCTGCGTTTCGCAGCGATACCAGGTCGCTGGGTCCGGCATTTGGAAACGTCGTGTCGACAACTGTTACCTGATAGCTGGACGGTTCTGGGGTGGTGACATCCCAGATCCTTGCGTTGAGGCTGCTTCCCCAAGCCTGGAACTCAAGCGCGACACCAGTAGTAGCAATATAGGTGAGGACGTTGAGGGAGCTACCGAGGCTGGTCGCGACACCGGCCACAACCTTCTCAATGATCAGGTCAACCGTGCCACCCGTGTTGTAGCGGACTCGCGCTTTGTAACCGTTCTGGGCTGTCGCGTCGCCGCGAAGAATAAGCCATTGTTCAGTGGCTTGGGTGACCGCAACCTGCGCCGGGTACATGGTGACCATGGCGGTGACGTTGGGTGTTGTGGTGGCGATTGACGCAACCCGGTTCACGGCGGTTGAAGTGACAGCCATTTGACCGCGTGTTCCGGTCACTGAATAGTCCGCCAACGCGCCGCCGCTGACGGCCCACGGCTGGCCGGAGTCGGCTGTGCCCCAGTCGCTGGCAACAGTACGGGTGAACGTGTCGGTGATGAGGTTCGCGGCTGGCTGTGTGACCGTGGTTCCCGCCGAGTTGACTGCGGTCGCACAGTAGATCGTGGGGACGTCGCAGCTGATTTCGGTGTCCCAGAAAACGGCTTGCCCACAGCTGAGGGTTTGGCAGCCGTCGCTGCTGTATGAGATGTATGGGTGCAGCGGGCGGCGTACTTCGCTGCTGGTGCCGGAACCTGTGACGGCTTCAACGCAGGCGTAGAAGGCGCTGCCGATGTCGCTGAAGTTGACGTCTAGGAGGACTTGGCCTCGGGTGGGGTATGGGGTGGCGACGATTGACGGCATCGTTGTCTCCTATGTCCGTGGCCCGTACGACATCATCGACGCCTGTATTTGGTTGTTGTATCCGATGCGGTAGTCGACGCGTTCATCCAACCGTTCCGTGCCGAGATAAACGTTGATCACCTGGCGTCCGGCACCGAGAGCGTTAGCGATCATCGACGTCAACCCGAACTGGTTCGACAAAGCCATAGCCCGTTGTGGCATCACCGACGGGTCCGGGATCACAGCTTCCTTATAGCCTGCTTCACCGATCACGGCGGCTGTCGGCCGGTCGACAATTCCACCCAACGCGTATTGGGTGGCTGTTTTTAGGCCACCTCCACCGTTTGCTGTCGCGATAGCAGCAGCCGCAATGCTCGCTGCCCGTGCGGCGGCTGCACCAAGTTTGCGGAAGCCTTCCAAGGCTGCCTGTAGGCCCGGCGTTTTCACTTCGATGGCGACTTCACCGGGAAGCGCATGCGCCCGGTCAAAGACCTCTTTCAGGGAATCGCTTTGGGCTGCGTTTTTACCGATGACTTTCTCAATCTCACGGATTTCAGACTCATATTTCGCGTTGATCTGATCGATCGATTGGCCCGTCTTCGCTGAGTCAGCAATAGCTTGGTCTCGCTGCCGAGCGGACGCGTTAAGCGCGGCTTCGATAAGGCGCAGGTTTTTGCGGCCGTTTTCTTCGGTGATCCGGAAATCTTTATTACCGTCACGAATCGATTCCGCTAGATCGTCGATGGCCTGCTCATAGTCGATAGCAGCATCGAGACCTGCCAGCATCGTTTTCGCCAAGTCAAAGATGGCCAGCCGAGCCGCCAACGCTTCCGACGCGGTACCGCTGAGTGTGGTGTCCAGTCCCGTCAAACCGTCTTCTAGCTGACCGCTGGCCAGGTATGCGTCATGAGTGTGCTGCACCATCAATCCGATAGCTGTCTGGAAATCTCCCGACGCGAATGCGGAGAAGACCCGAATCGCGTAGTAAGCCTTACTCAAAGCCGTGATTAGGGCTGCCAGAGCAATGACGGTTAGACCGACTAGGTGAATGAAGTCACGCAGTGCCAGGGCTGCCTCAGGGCCGCTATCAGCGATGAGGGTAAGCGCCGCTGAAATATCTAGACCAAGTTCCGGCAGCGTTTCCGCCAAAGCATTGATGACAGGACGGGCGGCTTTAGCCAGGTTCACGAAACCGATGGTCAGGTTGTCGATAAATCCGACAAGTCCTTCAGTCAACGGGACAATGTCCAGGGCGATCTGCCCAAATACACGCTGAATGGATTCAGCGATTTTCCCGAATCGTTGATCGACGATTTCAGCGGCTTCGAGGATGGGACGCACAAGCGGCAACGCTGAGGTAGTTAGTTTGTCCAGCAGCGATTGGCCGAGAGATGACAGTTGGCGTTGAACAATGTTCAACCGGAACGCGAGGATAGTTCCTAGAGCGGCAGCGCCGAGGGTTGCGCCGCTGATGATTGACGCGGAGATCACTCCGCCAAGGAGCGGGGCGATGACGACTGCCGCTGCCGCAATACCAATAACGATGGCGGCTTTGACTTGGGGGGGGATCGCAGATAGGCCGTCGTCGAGGAAGTCGCCGATGGTGGCGATAAAGTTCTGGGCTTGACGGGTGGCTTTGCGGCTGCCGCGCCGGAACCCGTCGTCCATCCCGTCTTCAACGCCGTCGCCGAGCCCTTTTTTGACTCCTTTTCCTAGCGAGTCGCCGATCCTGCGACCTAGGTTGGGGTCGGCAGCGATTTTCCTTTCGGCGGCCCGGAGAATGTCTTTGATGCCTTTCTCCAGGTCTCTGGCGAAAGGCTTTACATCTGCGCGTACGTTGATGAACGCTTCGCCGAGAGCCACGCCATGATCTTACGCTATTAGATCAGTTATTGGGCAGTCCTCATTGTTTGCCGGAACGAATCCTGCGCCTTCCTGCGGTCTATTACTGCTTTGATTCCGGGTGGTGGGCGCAGTAGTGCGGCATCAAACTTTTGCCGGTCTTCCGGCTTCATGTGTTCGATATAGATGGCGTAGATCGCGTCGAGCCAGGCGGCGAGGCTGACGGTTGATGCGTCGATGCGCCACATGATGAGTTTGGCGCGTACCACGTCAACGGTGTTGAAGTGTTTAGCGTTGGCTACGAGGTATAGTGCTGTCCACCAATCACGGCCTGCCGCAATACCCAACAGTTCCCATGCCAGTTCTTCGTATTCTTCGCGGCTGAATTCGCCTGCCAGCATCAGTTCGGTGACGTAATCTTCAGCATCATCGGGTTCCAGCATCTGCGGGACGATCATCCATGGGCTGAAGTCTTCATGGAGAAGGGACTCCAGCCAGGCGTCGGCGGCTAGAGCCGGGATGCGGAAGATCCTCTCCCCGATCTGGATGTCTTCAATCGACCATGATCGTAGTGAGGCGATAAGCTCACTTGCCACGTCGCGGTTTCACCTTGACCGGCGCGGTTTCTTTCTGCTCAACGTTGAAGAACAGGGAACCGAAGTCGGAAAGCGTGACGTTGCCGTCGATGATTTCACCTTCAAGCCAGTCCCGGTCGGCTTGTTCAACAACGAGGGCTTCGAATAGGCGCATCAGCTTACCGAAGACGTCAAGCCCTGCCTCGTCGCTGACATCCGGTGCCTTCATACGCCGGTTGAGGCCGCCGAGAACCATCGCCTGAGCTTCGTTGGCGTGTTTTACGAGGATGTCTCGGCCCTTGACGTCTGCCCAGTAGCAGCCTTTAGGTGTTGTCTTCGCATCTTCCGTCATGAAGCTACTATAACCTATGGCAATGGTGATGTTAGGGGAGTCTTGCGGCGAACCACAAAACCATTACGCCGACCCACAATCGCCAACGGCAGAAACAGATACTGCTTACGAGCGAAATGCCGGACACCAGGATGCCTCACCTTCTTACCAACGAAGGTGACACCTTCCCTCTCCCAGAAAAACACCAGATTAGGTTCATTACGAGCCCGGATAACATGCGCCTGCGCACCTTCATGCACAGAAGCCGCGTACCGCAGCGTCGAACCAACCTTCCCAGCCACCGACCAGACACCTTTACGCGGCCCCACCTTACGCAGAGACCGCTTCAATCGGCCCGTAGCCCGCCGATCAAACGCCCGAGGCTTACGAACCGGCACATACCGTTTAGACAACTCCAAAGTTTCATTCATCGTCTTATTGACGAGAGGGAAAACTTCGGTAATGCCTGTGTATCTAACTGCCGTCTTGTCCAGAATCAGCTTCGCCATCAGACGCCTTCTTCCGGCCAGTCTTACCCTTCACGCCACCCACTGAAGCCCAAGCCTCATCAGCTTCAGCTTCATCTTCCTCGTAGAAGGCAGCGACCTCTTCGAGATAAGCAACACCGACAAGAGCCGCCAAACGTGGCGTCTCCTCCACCGTAAAAGAATCACCTTCACGGATGTGCTCGAACGTTTTCAACGCCACATAAGTCTTCTCAACCATGTTCAACTCCTAAGTGCAGCAAGGGCCGGGGATGCTAGCAAACACCTGCATGGTACCGCTCAAACATTGCCCCTCCGGGCCGCCCATCTCCCAGCCCTGAGCGAACCATTTAACACCCCGGTTGACCTCTTTCATCTGCTTCACCCAGCAGCACACAGCATCGAAAGCAGCCTGTGCGTCGGCAGCCATCAACCGTACCGCTTCACTGGACTGGACGCAGTCGGGATCCGACGGCAGACAGCGTAGGGTTCCCATTTCCAGGCTGACAGCTAGCATCTGCATTTGGCATGGCGTGTTCAGGGCTGCCGAGTCGGGTTCCGGAAACGCCTGCGACGAAGGATAGATGCTGCTGATTTTCACGTAGGCTTCGCCTTCGCAGCAGCGGTCGACAAGAACGAAACCTTCTTCGTTGACGTCCATCGGAATATCCACTCCGGCACGCAGGCAGCAGCGCAGCGGCATCGGCAGCGTAGGGTCAGCGTCAGCATTGGCTTGCAGTTTGGCGCAGAAGCAGCCGAGCAACAGTGTGGCCCATTCCCAGGAACGTGGTTGAACGGTCATGCCTGTGTCACCACACGAATCCGTGGATCGGTGTCGAAGCTGGAGAAGAAGGGACGGCTGCGGTGACCGAACGGGTTATCGGCCATGATCACCATGTCGACATCAGCCAAACCGGTAAGCCCATATTTCAGCACCGTCGCAATGTCATAGTTGGATACCGTCACACCTTGCCGGGTCAACGTTTGCATGCGGCCGGGAAGGCGGCAGTCTTTGCTGGCTGCGCAAGCTTTACCGAACTCGCAGGCCAGCGAAGCAGCAGCTTCGAGAACAGCGGCCGGTACCGGTTCACCGCGTCCATAAGTAACCTGTAGGGTGCCTACTGCCGGGACGTCAACGTTGTAGTCCTGGCATTCCGGCCAGCATTGGCCGTCAGTACGCACCAGCCATTGGAAATCGTCGACACGCCACGAAGAATCCGGGACAACAACACCATCTTGAAGGACTTCGATGACGTTGTTGACTGGTCCTGGTAGTTTGATTTGGCAGCGCGGCCTGCAATCACATGGGCATTCGCATAGGCAGTTACGCCACACACCGTCGAGGATGAACGGCCGCATCCACCCGGCAGCCCAATCCCACGACCCACATGTACCGCACCGGCGGTCGGTTCCGCAGGGGCGGACTACGTTGGTGCAGACACCATATCGGCGTCCAGTGGCCGCCCACATGATTTGTGTGGCCAACGTCAACGCCCGTGTCTGTGCATCCGGGGTCAATGTGGCCCACACGGGGCAGCATGTCTCGTCGACTTCGATGGTCCACAGACACGGCGACATAGGCACCTCCTTCCGATCATCATAGCGGTTGTTGCTTCAATTAGCAGCATGGGCCGGAGGAGTTGGCTACCTTCATAACGAACGGCGTTTCGACTGACTCTAGTGAGTCGATTGAGGCGGGGAAGATTTCCGCCAACAGCAGCAAGATCACGATCGGGTCGAAGTCTAGTGGATCAATCAGCAATAGGTCGATGGGGAATGGGTAAATCGCCACCATCCCCGGCACAATGACATGGCTGACCTCAAACGATTCTGTCGACACAATCGAATCCGGGTAGATCGCTACCCCGCCGACCATCACAACGGGCATACCAAAGATTTCCGCTGAAGCGATAGAGCCTGGATAGAAGTTCAGGTTGATCTGCGGTATCCCGAATGTTTCAAGGGTGTCGATGTCGGTTGGATACAGGTTGCGGGAGATCAGCGGGATGCCGAATGCTTCGGCGCTGAAGATCTGCTGGTTGACGCGGATGATCTGGTTGATCTTCGGCACGCCGAACGCTTCACCGGATCCGATAGAGCTAGATTCGATCACCAGTGGACCCAGAACGATCAGGGCATCCAATGCCTGAACTGATATCAGCGTAGTAGCGGTCCGGCTATAGGTCCCCGCACCCACCTGACCATTCGAATCGGCAATCATCGCGTTGACGTTCAACAGGATCAGCAGACCGCCGATCCGGTCTTCGCGCTCACTGTCACCAGCCTGCGGAGACCAGCCGAGAGCAAGCAGATTCCGGCCCGCGAAACTCGACACCAGCCACGAAGGGTTAACTGCCGTCAGTGACGGTGTCGTGTGGCTGAACAACGCCAAACCGTCAGCATCCTGCGCCGCTACGGCCAGCTGACCGACACCCCTCGTAGCGTGCGCTATGCCCGTATATGCAGCTGAGGAGAACGTCCACACCCAGGAAGCCGGTTCGGCATTGGCAACCTTCGTGTAGATCCGTTTCTGTAGCGTGGTACCGACAAAGTTCGTCGCCAGCGACAATTCAATCCAGTTAGCGGGGGCAACAATAGCGCCGTTGTTGCCGATAGTGATAGTAACAATCAGCCGGTCGCCGTTGACAACGCCAGCAGGCTTAGGAACTGTCGCCGAGGTGCCTTGGGCGAGGCCGTTAGCGACCGAGCTGGAGGCGACAAAGCTGATGGCCATGTTCGGCCCCTACAGTTTGAAGATCCGGTTGACTCCAGCCGACCAGATCACTGCGATATCGCCGCCGTTGGTGGTTACTGGGAGACCGACAGCGGTGTCAATGTAGGCGACAAGCCGGGAAGTGGCCGCGACACCGGTGTCTTGGTAGACGACGAGGGCTTCCACCGAAACGGTACCGGGGACCAGTGGGTAAAGAAGGTCATCGGCGTCGGCAACACCTGAAGCGGACGTCTTGCCGGTGAAATTGCTGCTGGTGGCGACGACAGCACCGCCGGGGATGATGGCCAAGAATTGGTCAGTCAATAGGTTGGCGGTGTATAGGGCTGTGTCGACTAGGACGGCTTTGATGTTGTCGGACGTCCAGGAAATTTCGCCTCGCAGAAACGATTCCCGGCCCCGATCATAAAGCGCATTTGCCATGGTGAATTTCTCCCACGTGACATGTCGCCACAGTGGCATTCACTCATGGCGGCGGCTTAAAAGTAGACCAATATGGATCTAAACTGCTAAAAGAAAGCCCCGCCGATGCCGCCGCGTCGGCGGGGCTTTCACCATATTACGGAACGTGAACGTATAGAGTCGCCGAGTCTGTCGAAGACGTGGCGTCCACTACACGAACCTGATAGACAGCCGGAGCCTGCGTGTAAGTGTGGTTCGAAGAACCCGACTCAGCGGCACCGAGAGTGGAAGTACCGTCGCCCCAGAAAATGTTGACGGTACCGTTTCCGACAGCATTCGCATACGTCAGCGTCGTTGACAGCGGGTTACCGCCAACATTCGTCGCGAACGCTGCACCTGTGGTTGTCGGCTGGTTAGTCGACGCCGGGCAGGTGTTCACGTTCTGTTCGATGCTGTTGCCGTTACCGGCGTTGTAGGTGATATTTGTTCCAGCCACATAACCCGACACCAGGTCGGTGCCGCCGCGCTTCAGCACCAGCGAACCGGCCCCGAAGTTAGCCTCCGGCACAACGAATGCGATAGCACCCGAAGCGGCCCGGTCGGTGCGGATAGCAGCCTTGTTCACGGCTGTAGACGCCCAACACAGAAGCCGCTCAGCGACTGCGGTTGCCTGGGCGTAAACATCGACTGTTACGGTCAGTGATCCGCCAGCCATGGTCTACTCCTTACGTAGCAACGATGGAACCTGACACATAGTCAGGTGTCGAATATTTGAGTGGCTTGTACCGGGCCGTGTAGGTGCCCACCGCATAGGTGTGGTTTGCGGTTGTACCGCTCGAAACCAGCTGCGGCGCTGACGCGTCGCCCCATGTGATATAGGCCGGGAGGATCGGACCGTTGGCGTCTGTCGGGAACGTCATCACACGTGCTGTTGCGGCAGTACCGCTCAACGGCGCTACCAGCACTGTCGGGGTGATGTCCTGGCAGCCGCACACGGTGATCGGCGGCGGTAGTTCGGTGATGAACTGACGGCGGTGAACTTTCACACCCACCGATGTCAACAGCGACGCTGGGGTGCCGATGTTGACACCGGACTCGACGATGCGGACGTTGTATGGTCCCTGACCCCACAGTGCGTTGCCGTGGGTGCGGCCGATCACCGTGAAGTTGATGTTGGCGTTTTCCAACGTCACATCACTGACCTGAGCACCCATACCGAACGGCAGCAGGAAGTAGCCGTAGTCGAGGGTGCCGTCGGTGCATTGGTCGCCGGACATGTTCGTCCAGCCTTCAAGGGCGAAGAAGCTGTTCAATGGCGCGTCGGTGGTTGTATCCCAGCCGATCGCACGTGGCGTGATTTCGTCGTTGAGAACCAACGGTTCCGACGTCATCAGGTTGAATAGTTCCGGGTCGACGTTGCAGAACGTCAACTCGAAGTTGATCCACAGAAGCTGAGCTTCTTTAGTCTCGTTGACGCAAACGTTTCCCTGACCGTTGAGCTGGATGTATTCCTGCCGGTCCTGGTTGTTGTTGGTCATGGCGAGGCTGATGACGCCTTCGCTGGTTGCGAACGAGCAGCTGTTGTCGACGACAGCGCCGCAGCTGGTCAGCTTCGTGATGCGGACCGCGTCGAACTGTAGATACGGTTCACACTGGGCAACCATCGCTTACTCCTCCTCTGCCGTCTTCGCTTTCGGGCCACGGCGGCGTGGCTTCAGGTCTTCGTCGCTGGCTTCCGGCGCCGGTTTCGGTGCGTACGCGGCTAGCCATGCTTCGTGTAGTTCGTCGGGTACGACGAAAGCCAGTCCCTGTGGTCCTGACGTGGTTGTTTGGACGTCTCGGATGTGGAAATCCGGGTGGTTTTCGGCGACTGCCAGCAGCTGCTGTGCCAGCACTTTTGCCGGACCACTCGGGGTGATTTCAACAGTCATCTGCTGACCTTTACGTAGTTGTAGTGGTCGGTAGTGTGGCGTCGATGGCGAAGATCTGGTGGCATTCGAAGCCGACCACGTATGTCCGTTCCGCCAGCCACGTCTCCTGGTTGGTTGTCCGGTTGAGGGAGCCTTCAACGGGGCTGATGGTTACCTGGGAGTCGGGCTGCCGCCAGATCTTGATCGGCGGTGTCATGTACAGCCATTGGTGACCGGCGGCGGGTGCTGCTCCTACTGGGCTGCGGCCTGCATAGTTGCCGATGGATACGGCTGTGCCGATAGCAGTTCGCCATACGCGGCTGTTGCCGGGCAGCGGGTGTGCTGCGTCGGCCGTGAGCAGGTTGTAGGCGGAGACGTGTTCACCGGAGCGGATCGGTAGGTGCAGTACGCCGGAGTAGCCGTAAAAGTTGTAGAAGGCCGCTTCCAGCAAACCAATCGAATCGACAAAGTTCGTTCCCGGCGTAACTGTGACCACGTCAGGGTTGTTCGACAGGCCAGGGGACTGGCCGAACAGCTGCTGGGAGAACACAGTCTCAACAACGGTCTGTTCGCTGGCACGTAGCTTCTGGAACACCAGCCGCTGCTGTTCGGCAACGGTGAACCCGACAGTGCCGCATAGGCGGCCTGCGTATACCACGAACGGGTTCGCTACTTGGAAGCTGGGGTCGTTGACGAAGTTTTTTGTCGCCAGGCTGGCGGCGCAGTCAACGGTGTAGCCGACGTCAGACCCGCAGTTTCCGGTGATCCATTGCACGCCGCCTAGGGATGCGTGTTCTGGTAGGTCTTCGATTTCGGCTACGGAGAACAGCCCGTAACGGTCCCGAGCGTTGGGGCCGGTGACAAATACCGGTCCGGTAGTTACTGCCATCGCCGCCTCCTTCGCGACTAGGGCGGAGGGGCGCCTGGCTGGGATGCCAAGCGCCCCGGCGCTTCGTTACGGGGTGACGTCGGTGCAAGTTACGGCGCGCTGTACGCCGGTTGAACCGTTCGGGCAGATGTTTACGGTGTAGACGCGGCTCAGCGGGCACATGCGCATCGGCAGGTATCCATCTTCAACGAACAGCTGCGTAACCTTGTTTGTAGAAAGCAATGTGCTGTCATAGATGGAGTCAAGTCGAATAACATCCTGCTGTGCCAACATCCAGGTACCTGCCGGGAAGGCAAGGAATGAGAGGTTGACTGTCGGCGACTGTGGCAGCGCTGTCAGCGGTGTCGCGGCACCAGGACCGGTTGTGGTCAGGCCGCTGAAGGCGTCCTGCCAGTCATAGACGTACTGGGGGCGTACGCCACGCTCACGGAACATTGACGCGATCATGGCGTCCGCAAGGTCGGCTGGGTTTGCCGCGTTGCGGCGGATCCAGTCGGCGCGCATCTGTGCCAGCAGCCAGTACGGGAACACCATTTCGATGGTTGCGCCGGGGTCGAGGCGCAGCCGGTAGCGGATGTCCCAGACAGCCATTTCAGCGGCTGACATGACCTGGGATACAACGCTGCCGTCGGATGCCCATGGGTCGAGGGTGGCTAGCGCGACGGTGGTTGATCCGGCAACGATGGTGGCGATGACATCTTTGTTGACGTTGTGGGCCTGGGCTGCGATAGCGCCTTCGATGAAGGTCTGCACGAATTCTGGGTAACCTACATCCTGTAGGATGTCACCAGTAATACATAGTGCTGCAACCTTTAGTCGATCATCCACAAAGGATGGGCAAGGTACCTGTACGCAGGTCTTTGCCGTATCCGCGATGACCTGAGCCTCAGTCAGGATGTTGTATCCTGTACCGCCACCAAAGATCGCCGAGAACTCGATGCCCTGGTTGTGGCGGATACCGCCACGAGGTGCACCGATTGTTGGCAGGTCAAGCATGCCGGTAGCAGTGATCTGAGAACAGGTGCTGTAGATCGTCTCCGACGGTGCACACCAGCCCACACCAGCGGTAACCGACTCAAGCAGCGAACCACCAGGCAGAAGCTTCTCGTTGGTGGCGTCGGTGGTCATCTTCCAGATCGCCGGTTCGCTCATACCAACGCGATACTGGCGATCCTCCGTGAACTCACGCTTGATCAACGCAACCGGGTGCTGAAGAGCATCGTCTTTGCGCGCTCCACGCTGTGAGCTGGCCCCGTAGGTGCGTGTCCGCTCCTGGAACGCTGCGGTCAGCGCGGCCATGTCCGGCAGAACCGAACCAGCGGCGTGGCCTGTCTCAGCGGCAGCGGTGATCGTCCACTTCGTGCCGCCGATCGCCTTGACGCTCTTGTCGAGAGTCTCCGGCGCGATGTCAGCAACGGTCAGCCGGGGCTGTGTGGTGACGCCTCCGGTAGCGGCGGCTGTGACTGTTTCCTCGGTGCTCTCCGAGTTGGTTTCGGTCACAGGCTCGGTGGCCGCGTCTGCCTTCAGGGACAGGTCGAGGTCGGCGATGGAGGTTGCCCGGCTGTCGACAGTCGTGAAGGTGGCGATTTTCTCATCGGCTGCGGCGACGAAGGCTGCGAGGGCTTCTGCGTCGTCTAGGTCGGTGATGTTCTGGTTGCCACCGGCGGCTGTGACTGTTTGGATTGACGCCTGTAGGGTCTGGAATTCCTCGAAGGCGATGCGGCGTAGGTCTTCTAGGCCCGCGCGGCTGAATGCGTCGAGGTTGGCGGGGATCTGGAACTTCATGGCCCATCCTGTCTGCTGGATGCTGCGGCGTCCAACTTGTTGCAGTGATAGGCAGCTGCCGCAAGGGACGCGTGTGTCACGTCTGTGGTTGCGGGCAGGCTCGCAGCGCATCGCCCTAGTAGTGGAAGGCAGGCTCGGGGCTCATCACCTTCTGCTGCTGACTATAGCAAGGGTGATCGTTTATCGGCAAGCGGGTGTTTCATCCGAATAGCCGATACTGGGGTCTAGTGTTTTATGCGACTGTGTGATTATGATGGACCAACGTAAGTTCCTGAAGTCGCTGGAAAAAGACCACGGATTGACCATCGTGCGTTCCCATGGCGGACACTACAAGGTTTATCGAGGTGACCGCCTACTCACCACGCTGTCCTTCTCGCCGTCCGATTCACGCACACACCGCAATCAGGTAGCGACTCTGCGGCGAATGGGGGTGAGCATTCCACGATGATCATAATGACGAAAGACCGTGCCGCGAAACTCTGCCGCGCATGGACAGAACGAGGGTTCCACATCCAACCCTTGACCGATCACCCGCCCAGCGGCACACGCATGGTGAACGGGATCATCATCAACATCGCACCATACGCCCGGATCTGGAAAGGTTCCAACCTGCGGGCCACGATCAATCACGAATGGATCGACGCCGGGAGCGTGCTTTTGTGAAAATCGACGAACTGTTGCCGCGCCTGCGTCATCTCCGCGAGGAAAGCGGACTCAGCCAACGCCAAGTCGCCGCCCGCATGGGCGTCAGCCAAAGCACCTTGTCCGAGTTCGAAGCCCGTTCCGTCTCCAACCCGAAACTCGTCAGCCTGGAGAAGTACCTGCGGGCCATCGGCTACCAGCTGACCGTTGAGATCTCCGTCATCGACAGCTAAAACGTAGGCGGCCTCGGAAGGTGCACACCACCCCGCCGAGGCCGTCAACCGTTGTTCCATCAATTCGGTTTACGTGCCTTGCTGCCGCCACCGTTGATCGTGATCAGCTGATTGGCCTCAGTCTCCGAAGACACTTCAGTGCGCTGGCCGGTCGGCGATGTGTAAATCCACCGCTCAACGGCACGAGCACCCCCACCGCAGCTACCACATGCCATAACTATCTCCCTCCGACTACAGCTTCATGTCGATGATAGTACGTGCGCGGCGTTCGTCAATCTTCGCCTGCAACTCCATCGCCTGAAGCTCCAGCGCAGCCACCCGCTGGTTAGCCTTCTCCAGCTCTTTCTCGTCCGGCTGCGTGTTCTCTGCGTCGGCGGTCAAAACGTCCGGCAGAACGTCTTCCAGCACGATACCTGCGGCGACGAGGGAGATCTGCTCACCGGCCGCTGTGATCGAATACTGTGGTTCCTCGATCGGGAAGCCCGGCGTGTTCACTGCAAGGGCGGCCACCAGTTCAAGATTTCCGCCAGTTCGCCGCCAGTCTCCAGAGAGTGGGTGTGCTCGCAGCTGCTGAGCTTCCAAGTCCCCGGTACCCGCAGCCATTGCTCCGGCGACCCAGATACCCCAAGCATCTTCGCCGACATTGACCTGGGCAACGGCAGTACCTGCATCGTCGTAGTGGGCCGCAGCAGCGATGTAACCCAGGCCGGTGTCGGCGTGTCCGCCTCCGTAGGTAAGATTCCCCGCTGGCAACAGGGTGCCATCAGCAGTGAGAACAGTTCCAGTCTTGAAGTGGGCATAGTTCGTGATGCTACGTGGTGCTACCACACAGCTGTTGCCTACGCCACGGTGGCATGTGTTCCACTGCGCCAGGTGCCCGTAGACACGGCCGTCGGCTTCCACGCGTAGTTTCGTTGGCGCGGAAAGCATCGGGTCCTGGAACCAGTCTGCTGGCGGCATGACTGGTGCTGCCGCTGACGTCATCGATTCGCCTGTGTCGCCGCCACCGCCGAATCGTTTCTGGATCCGGTTCAGGATGCCCTGGATTTTCGACTTGTCGGAGGCAGGGATACCGGATCCGGCTAGCCGGGAATCAGCATTGTTGACGGCACGGGGAATGATGGTTAGTTTCCCGTCGATGACGTCAGCGACCGGGAACTTGTAGGAGCCTAGTTTTTCTGCGTTTGCAGCGTCCCACCATAGGAATGCTTTACGGAATTTCCCCATGTCACCGTCAGCCCACGATTCGATGCGTTGGCGGGCGGCGCCGGAGTCCCATTCCCGGCTGGTGTCGGCGATCGGGTAGCTGCCCCATCCGGCGGTGTTGACGGCGGCAATGATTTCGTCGGGCATTTCGTCCTCCTCCCCGCCGAAAGAGGCGGTTGTGGTGTCAGGTTCGATGACTGGTTCGTCGGCTGCCGATTTCTCGGGCGGCCGATCCCATGGTGGCACCATGCGTGGGTCGTTCCATAGTGTTTGGAACTTGTCATAGATCCGGGTGATGGTTGCTTTAATCAGGTCTTGTTGTTCCGGTGGAATAGACGAAACACCGTGGGCGCCGGACAACTGTGCGGCGGCGGAGAACACTGCTGCGGGTACAAGTTTCACGGTGCCGTCGTCGAATACGTCAGCGAACGGCAGCCGATATGAGTTGCGGTTGTTGGCGAGTTTCTTTTCGTCGCGCCAGAAGAACCAGGAACTGAATTCGGTGACGGATTGCGCTTTCGACGCCAGCCGGTTTGTTGCGGCACGGAACGCGAATTTGGTGTCACGGTCGGCGATCGGCAGTGTTTCCCAGCCGCGAGTGTTGACTGCTGCGGTAAGCTCGCCGTCGTATTCCAGTGGCACGTCGTAGGCGTCGTCGTATTCGTCGGTGTACATCACGCACCCCGTTTCACGATCCGAAGCCAGCATCGGCAGTTGACGACGAGGCTGGGTGGCGCTGCGGGGTCCATTGGATACATCATGGGGAATCCGCCGACGATGAAAGGCTCGGTGAGGTCTTTGCGCTGTCCCTGGGCGTGTTCATGAGCGTCCCGGACGAGGTTGTCTCGTCGGGTCTGCCAAATTTTTTGGCGCCGGATACCATCGCGTCGTTGCGCGCTAAGCGCACCGCTGAGGGTTCCAGCTTGCGCCCATCGGTCGCCTTCGGTAGCGGCCACTTGGCGCGATTTCGCCGCCCAGTGAGGGTTTTGTGGGTCGAGGAATTGTGTGATGGACGCAGCAGCTACTACCGCAGTCACCCCGAGTGTGAGATTCACGAGGGTCGATTGTATTTCCCCGATTTGCCCCATCAGGTAGACCAACGTGGCGGCGGCAGCGCCGACCATGATGGCGTCGCCCACGGTGAAGGTGTCTTCGACAGCCTCTGACTTATAATTCTCGGCTGCGATGGGTGCAAGCTGCTGGTTTTCGACTTGTTCGATTTCTGAGCGCCACAAAGCTGCGGTGCTGTTGATCGCAGCTGGGTCCGGCATCATCCCGTACCGGTTGTAGCTGAGCAGCACCGTGCGCCGCACCACCGGCAGCCACGTGTCGTACGCCTGCTGCATAGCGACAGCGACAGTGTCTTCCTGGGCTTGGGTTAGCTCTGCCATGCTGCCAGCCCATGATCTTCCAGGACGGACGCCAGCAGGTTACGGTCATGGCCAGCCGACCGGCACAACAGGCTGCGGGTATAAGCAGCAAGTAGGGCACGGAGTTGGACCGGGTCGACACCTGTGCCCGCCACCGCGTCTGGCAGGGCTCCGAACGCTCCGGCCATCAACTCAGCAGCCTGCCCTTCATCGACACGCAGCTTTGTATGCAGCATGTGTGGTTCGGTGTCGGGGAACTCTTTACGAACCTGCGGCGTCTTCAGCCGGTTCCCGGCCAGCCGCAACGCGTTGTGGACTTCAGCGGACGCAGCAGCGAGAAGAGCCGTCGGCTGGCCGAGATGCGAGGCGATGATTCCTGGGACGTCAGTGACCGTCTCAGAGGGCCGCGCAGGCATCGGCTGTTTACCTTCAACCGGCACCCGGCCCGGTACCGGGGGTGGGGGAGTGACGCCTTCGACTGGCAGCGAAACTTCGATCTCCAAGCCGGACGCGTCCACGATGTGTGGGTCCATGACAAGCTGCGGATCACGGAGCAGCATGGCCTGGACTTTCTTCTGCGTGATCTCCTCTTCGCCGGGCGCGTCGGACTCTTTGAAGTCGCCGTAGAACCGCAACGCTTCCGCCGAGAGGGCATCGACGTTGTAGGCGTTGAGTGCGTCCGCGAACCGGTTGGGGCGTACCGTCAAAGCGCTGGTGTCGGCTTGGAACGTGTAGCGGGAGGGGTCTTTTCCCAGCCGCTTCAACGCTGGCGCGAGGTAGCTGGTGTTCAACGCCTCGATGATCAAGTTGAGTAGTGGTTCGACATGGTATTTGACGGCGGATTCGCCGACTTCCCATGCTGACCATTGGTTGGATTGACCAGTGCCGAGAATGATTTCCGGCGGCAGGCTCATGGTGATCGCGAGCTGCTGCAACGCCATTTCTTCGAGGTCGCGTAGCTGGTCGCTCATGACGGAGCCGAACTTGATGGGCTCTTTGAACATGTGCGGCAGAATGTCGGCGTCTACTTCGAAGAAGATAGGGCTCAGTGATGCGGCGCTGCCTTTGCCTTCGAGGCTGGCGTTGGCTGCGTCTACGAGGGCGCGTTGAATAGACGGGGCGCCGGGTGGCGTGGAGTCGTCGTAGGTGAAGTCAAGCCCAGCAGGGATGGGGTAGATGCCAGCGTTGGCGAGACGGCTGTCTGTTTGTGCGGCTTTGAACTTGTACAGCTGTTCCAGTTCGCGGAGGGTTTGCAATGCGGCCATGCCGACAGAGTCGGCGTACCATGGTTGGTCGCTGCGTTGTTTCCAGACGCGGATGACGATTGCTGATCCGTCGGGGATTTTCTCTGAATAGGCTGTGCCTTGACCGACCCAGATTCCGCCTTTGTACGGGGCCACCATGTAGGGCGCTACAACGGTCCAGGCGTCTTTTCCGCTTCCGGCTTTGCCTTGGCCGATGACGTAGCATTCACCGGCTACGGTGATGCTTACGGCAATGTTGTTGATGATTTCGGCTTTGGTTGTGGGGCCGCCGAAAAGGGTGTCGGCGATGGCTGCCACTTCAGGGTTGTCGGTGCGGGCGCCGACTACGCCTAGTTCGTTGACGTCGGCGACGTAGATTTCGGCGCGGGAGCAGGCTGACCCGATCCAGTTGGATCCGTAGTGGAATGCGCCGATGAGCCGATAATAGTCCCAGCATGCCCGCTGCCATGATTGGTCGATCATGGAGAAGTTTTTCCAGCTTGGGTTATTGAGCTGGACTTGTACGGCGGATGCGAGGAGCGGGACGCGTTTGTCTAGTTCGGCTAGTTCTTTTTTGGCGCGGGTGCCTACGGCCATTATTCGCCTCCCGTTGTGGTGCGGGGCTCCCAGTTGAGGAGACGCGGGGCTAGTTCAGCTACAGCCAGGATCAAGTAACAGGTATTGAGCCACTTGTTGGTGGGCCAAATCAAATGGGGGATGATGATGAAGCTTGCCCAGAAACCGAAGCAGAATACGCAGTGTACTAGGTAGCTTAGCTTCGAGTTGAGTCCTGTTTTTTTCAGGATCAATGCTCTTAGTGGAAGCGTGATGTTGTCGAGGACGCCGAGACGTGTGGTGCGCATAACGGCAAGCGTCAGCACAATGAATGTCATCGGGTCGATCACGTTATGATCATACACATTTTCTGTGTTTTGTTGTAAGATGCGGGCGAAAAGACAACCGCCGCCAGTTCCCGTGCTGGCGGCGGTTGTCTGTTTCTATAGGCTGATTGCTGTGGCTTTATAGCATTGGATTGGGATGGTTAGCCATGGTGCTTGTTGGGATAGGTATTCGAGCATGTTGCCCATGTCTGTTGCGTTGAGTTTGATTTTGAAGCAGGCGCTGGGTGGGCATTCGTTGCCGCAGGGGCCGTAGGAGTCGAATCCGGGCCATTCGTCGTTGTCTTTGGTGACGTGGAGGATGGCTGCTGCTACTTCTTCCAGGTGCCGGAACCAATCGAACTGTGTCGTTTCTCCTGTGGCGCGCATGGTGATGAACCAGAGATCTTTTTCCGCTTCGTCCATCCCTCGAAACTAGTCCCCAGCCGATCTTCGCGGCTCATACTTTCGGTCAGATTTTTCTGACCCATCCGCCAGCACGGTACCCGTTGGCCTGCGTCATCTTCGGTGTCAATGCGTCGATGGTCAACTGTGCCGGTGAAACGATGCGGGCTTTCTTCGACTCGCCTTCCATCAGGAATCGGCACGCGTGTACGAACGCGTCGAGGCGGTCGGGGGAGTCGTAGCCTGCGAGGGGATCCCACGCCACGAGTTGTTCTTCAAGCTTCGGGAACGTGCCGACAATGTGAATCCGATGCTGCTGGTAGCGCATCGAGACGGGTTCGGCGCGGAGCTTTTTGCCTTGGAATGAACGCACCGGTTTCAGTGGGGGATTGGTGTGTTCGGGGAAGAACCCTTCTTTCTGCAATTCCCTATAGGCATCGACAAGAACTTGTTCCATCCATGCGTGGCCAAGGTTGTTCTCATACACCAGCACGTCTGCTTCATAGCGTTCAAATACGCGCCAGCAGTGAAGGGCGGCTTCCCGTCCGACAAGGTTGATGGATGCGTCTTCGAGGACATACATGTGGTCGCGGTCGTCGCGGACAACAACAACGACACCCATTTCGTCGCCTTTTTCGGCGCCGGTAAGTGAGGGGTCGACAGCGACGACACGGTAGGTGGTGTTGAGTGGTCCGATAGCGACACGTGTGGCGGCGATGTCGGCTGAGGAGAACAGGGCGCCTTCGATGTCTTCGAGCATTTCGCCGTCTAGTTCCTGACGGCCGATGCGTGTTCCCTCGTATTTCTTGTACATGCCGTCGACAGCGATTTTGCTTAGATTGCTAGCGTTATCCCTGGTGGATCCTCGTGAGACTTCCACTGTGCCGTCGCCACTGTTAAGCCACTCCTTGAGGAGAGTGATTGGCTTGGGGGTGGTGGTGACGAAGCAGCGGGGGTGGTCGCCTTCGATGTCGGCTCGTAGTGAGGGCATGAGTCCCTCGTACCAGACGCGGTCTGGGTTTTTCCATGTGCAGACTTCGTCGAGCCACATGGATGTATTGTTTCCGCCTCGGCCGCAGTCTGGGTTGTCGGCGCCTTCAAAGAACATTTTGACACCGGTTTTATTGATGACAATTTTGGGTTTTGGGCTGCGGGTGTAGGTGTATTCGATGTTGCGCCGGTCTAGGACGTAGAGGATTCCGGAGTCGCCTTCTACGCAGACTTTGCGGGCTTCGCTGAGTGATTCGGCTACGACGAGGTGTTCGGTGGGTTTCCCGGCACGGTTGTAGGGGTAGCGGATGGCTCGTTCGACGATCCATTCGGCGCCGGAGCGGGTTTTTCCGGTTCCTCGTCCGGCGAGGTATAGGAAGATTGCGTAGGCGGTTTCGGGTGGGATTTGTTCGGGGCGGGCGACCCACCACCATTCTTCGTTGACGATGTCGCGGAGGGTTTGGACGTCTTGGTCGGCCAGCCATTGTTCCTGTGCCTGGGGGGGCAGGAACGCGAATTCGTCTCGTAGCGACATGGCCATGTCATGATCATAGCCGACATGCTGTCAATAGATGCAAGTTGTCTTGTTGCTGGTTTTGTCGTATGGGGGATCTAGCATTAGCCGAACGGATGATGTACGTTCGTATGAAGCCGGATCAACCATAAGGATGGCGATGGGTCGCGCACTCTGCCGCAAATGTGGGATCGTCCTCGATGCCTACTACCTGGAACGCGGCGAGGAATACCACGCACCTTGCGCCCCAGCCTCACTCCTGTTCGATGACCCGGAGCCAGTACCAGGGTTGACAAACGGCGACCCGTATGCCCGCCGTTTGCGTGACGACGTCACCGAGATTGTGTTGTGGGCCAACCGGACCAGCACCCGCAGCCAGCAGACGGAGCTGGGCGCCAGCGAGGTCGGCGTCGAATGCTACCGGCGTCTCGGGTACCGCATCGCCGACGTCATCCCCACCAACACTGACCTTGATCCGTGGCCAGCCATTGTCGGCACCGCTGTGCATACGTGGCTGGAAACAGCGTTGATCAAATATGAGGACGTGCATCGTCTGGACCGCTGGCACACCGAGATGGTTGTCCGGCCAGCAAAGAACGTGCTCGGCCACACCGATGCCTATGACGCAGATTTTGCGGCTGTCGTCGACTGGAAGACCGCTAACACGGAAAAGATGCGGGAATACCGTAAGGATCCGGCAAGCATTCCCGGCTATTACATCGACCAGATCCACCTGTATGGCTTGGGTCATGTGAAGGCTGGCCGTCGGGTGGAGCGGGTGGCGTTGGTGTTCCTGCCGCGTGCTGGATGGCTTTCCGGCATGTATGTGTGGTCGGCGCCGTTTGATCAAGCCATTGCCGAAGCCGCTCTTGACAAGGTCAACAAGGTGGCGGCTGGGCTCATCTACTACAAGGTCACCGAGGAGCCGGGCAACTGGGAGAAGATCCCGGCCACGCCCACTAAAGACTGCACCTGGTGCCCTTGGTTCAACCCCGAAGTTGATCAGGCTTCGGCAGCCGGATGTCCCGGCAAATAGCAAACAGAAGCAGAAAGGGACAACCTTATGTTTGATGATCCGACACAGGCCCC